TGGCTACCACAACTATTGACACCGATACCGAACTATCCGCAGTGAACTCTATACTGGGAGCTATCGGACAAGCACCTCTCACAACTCTTAACTTTGATAACCCAGAGGTGTCATTTATTTTTAATTTACTACGTGATGCAAACGTTGATACACAGTCAGAAGGCTGGCATTTCAACTCAGAACAGCATGTAAAGTTTACACCTGACGCAAACAAGAAGATTGCAATAGGTGCTGACATACTTTCTATGGACTTACACGATAACCAAGCTCGTAGGCATCATGACCTCGTACGTCGTAACGGATTTTTGTATGACAAGACAGACCATACAGATGAGTTTGACGGTGACGTAGATCTCGATGTTGTCAGGTTATACGTGTTTGAAGATCTACCCATTGTATTTAGAAGATACATAATATACAGAGCATCTAGAATCGCAGCTACACAACTTGTTGCTAACGCAGGGTTGGTAAGATTACTAGGAGTACAAGAGCAGCAGGCAAGAGCTGCACTACAAGAGTATGAGTGCAACCAAGCTGACCATAGCATGATGGGATTCCCAGAAGGCACAGCATACCAAACATATCAACCATTTAGAAATCTAAGGAGATAATGGCAGGCGTAACACAAACCATTCCACAATACTCATTGGGTATATCAGAGCAGCCTGATAACTTGAAATTTCCCGGTCAGGTTTCAGATTCTATAAACGCTATACCAGATGTAACAAAAGGTCTTTTCAAAAGGCCGGGTGCTAAAAGAATAGGAACCGATGCTCTATCCAGTGTGCAGAGTGGAGGTTCGTGGTTTCACTACTTCCGTGATGAAACAGAAGGATCTTATATTGGACAGATAGCAGCTGATGGACAAGTTAGAGTCTGGCGTTGTAATGATGGGCAGTTGATGACTACAGTCTACGGCACAGGTGGACAGACAGCTATACAAAACTATCTAGCTACAAGCACACCAGAAAACATACAGACACTTACAATCAATGATACCACCTTTGTTACTAATCGTGATACTACTAATGCTAACACTCTCATTGGGACAACGGGAACTACAGATGCTACACCAGATGCTCACTTCGCTTTTCTAGAACTACTACGTACAGAAAATGGTAGGCAGTATGGACTAAACCTATCAAACAATACTAACACAACAACTCTTGATCGTGCTACACGTATTGAAATACAGAGTGATAATCTTGATGAAGGTGATGGTACAGGTCACTGCCCCGGTATTGGTACACAAGTATTCAGTAAGAACTCTGGCAGTAAAACAAACTTAATATTTAGACTCAATATTCTAGGTCAACAAGGTGTTAGTCCTAACTATGGTGCTAATCAAAACGGTGCTGGTGGACAGGACTACCGATGTGCATACAACAGAGAAGCTATACTACTACATGGTGGCGAAGGGTTTGTTACAAACGATACAGTTACAGCTACATTAGATTCTGCTGCTGGCGGTGCGTCAGTTGGTACTAATGCTAATGCTAACGGTGTTGCTGCTACGTACACTATCAAAGTTGTAGATCACGAAAGGACAACAGTGCGAGCAAACTTAGGTCTTATTAGACCAGCCCCTACACCTTTTGATGCACAGACTGCTGTAACTGCTGATGCTATTTTAGGCAGTCTAAAAGAAGAGATTGATGCTATATCAGGTATTAATGCTCAGATTATTGGTTCTGGTATGTATCTATCGAGTGCTAACCCATTTAACGTAGAGGTTGTAGAAGAAGATCTCATGCGTGTTATGCAGAGTTCTGTTAACGATGTAACAAACTTACCAAACCAGTGTAAACATGGTTATATAGTTAAGATTTCTAACTCTCGAATGGCAGAGGAAGACGACTACTATGTACGTTTTGATGGAGAAAACAACCGAGACGGTTCTGGTTCTTGGTCTGAGTGTGCAAAGCCCGGCATAGTTAAGACACTAACAAACATGCCACTTGTAATTCAACGTACAGCTACAACTACATTTACTGTAAGACAGTTTACGTATCAAGATAGACGAGTCGGAGACGATAACACAAACCCACTACCTAGCTTTGTAGGTCAGCGTATCAACAAAGTATTATTTTTCCGTAACAGATTAGCACTGTTGTCAGGTGAAAATGTCATAACCTCACGACCGGGAACCCTTGGTATACCTGACTTCTTTGTAGAGTCAGCACTGACCACATCAGCAAGTGACCCGATTGATATATCTGCTGCATCTATGTTCCCGTCAGAACTGTTTGATGGTATTGAGATTAACACAGGTTTACTTGTGTTCAGTACAAACCAACAGTTTCTGTTAGCATCTGATGACACAGTTTTAAATCCAGACACAGCTAAACTGCGTAGTGTAGCTACATTTAATTATAATGAAACCATACCTCCTATATCTTTAGGCACAACTGTTGCCTATATAGATAACTCTGGTAAGTTTAGTCGCTTCAATGAAATGGCAAACGTACAGAGAGAAGGAGAACCGAACGTGGTAGAAGTAAGTAAGATTGTGCCTACTCTACTACCAAAAGATATAGACCTCATTACTAACTCTAGAGAAAACTCTATGGTATTAATGGGCAAAACAAACTCTGATATAGTCTTTGGTTATAAATATTTACAGATAGCCAACAAACGACAACAGGCTGCATGGTTTAGATGGAAGCTTAACAATCCTTTGATATATCATTTTATTATTAATGATGAATACTTCTTTCTAGATAGTGACTATTATTTACAGAGTATAAAATTAGTGCAGGCTGACAGTGATCCTTCTATAACACAAGACAATGTCGACTTCTTACTTCATGTGGATAATCATACTACTGTTAGCGGTGGCAGCTTTAACTCAACTACAAACACCACAACCTTCAGTGGTGTGGGCTGGTTAAATACAGTTACCTCACCTAACTACGATTTAGTAGTGATTGACACAAATACTAACTCAGCACGAGTTGGACGGTATGCGAAACCTACAGTATCAGGTACAAGTTTTACTTTACCCGGTAACTGGTCGGGTGTAACACTTACAATAGGTTACATTTATGACTACGAAGTTAGCTTTCCTACCTTCTATCCTACAAAAGGTCAAGGAGAAAAGATAACTGCTGATGTTAACTCATCTTTAATTTTACATAGAGTTAAAATACACTTTGGAAAGATTGGACTTTATGAAACAACACTTGAACGAGTCGGGAAACCTGACTACACAGAAGTATACGAATCAACAGAACTGGACGAGTACGAGGCATCTGATGCACCATATCTCGAAGAGTTTATCAAAACTATCCCAATCTACGAACGTAATACAAACGTAGATCTAAAGCTCAAATCTTCACACCCTGCCCCAGCTACGCTACATGCTTTGTCTTGGGAAGGTGACTATTCACCCAAATTTTATAATCGTGTCTAATTATATACACCCAATCACATTGGAGGCTGCTCAGGAAGTGGCCTCTAATCTCCGTCCAGATGACCACAGAGAGGTCGAAGAAGGCCATGGGATAGATCCTACCGCCTTACCCTTTTT